TATAGTTTTGGGCTGTTGGAGTTCTTTCTGAACTCGGAGTCAACGCGAATGTTGGCGTTGCTTTTACTTGTCCTGCCATGTTATATTATTTTAAATTATTATTACGTTTTTTTTATACTCTTAATTCGCAGTCCTTTGCTCGAAGGCTGAGAAACTGCTTTCACTTGAAAACCTGATTTAACAGAAACCTCTGGTGCACTACGCTCAGTCATATTGACATTTTTTGTTTTACGCATTACATCATCAGTAGCCTGTGATTTACCTTGTTCATAAAAGAACTGAGCAAACTTCTCAGGATTCATTGCAATAGCTAAAGATTTATGGTATCCTTCTGCATCTTTAATAAAACCATTAGAATCCAAATATTTATTTACAAAATTAAGTGGAGTCTCTTGAGCTTTTCTAAGTTCAGAAGCACTACCTGGTGAATACACTATCTCATTTTCTCCTATATTGAATTTAAAACCTTTAAATTCAGAGCTGAATACCTCGTCGCTTTTTTTAACGAACCATTCTCTTTTCTGAGAAGCATCATTCTGTTGAGCTTTAGCTGACTCTAAATATTGCCTATACTCTATAAGTTCTTCATTATTAGCAGTGGCAGAACTTTCCCTTGACTCAAGGGGCTGTTTGTATTGTTCCTGCTGTTGTTTTAAAAACCTTTTAGCTTTAGCAATCTCTTTTTTCTTTGCTAGTTTTATCTTTTTAATTTCGGTTGGTTCATGAACTTCTTCGTCAAAAACAAAATCCTCCATTAACATATCTATATCTTCTGAATCTAAACCTTCTTCTGTTATAGAATAATATTCACGTAGCAAAGCGTCTGGACTTAAATCAGTGTAATCTCTTTGCAGTTTTGCAAAGTCACTAAAACCACGTCCAGTTTCTTTTTTATACTTTAGGTAAGCAGCAACGTCTTCAGGAAGCGGTTCGCTTTCCTCACGTTCACTAACCAACTCATCAATTGAATTGATTTCCTTACCATATCTTTTTCCAATATATGAAAGAACTTCTTCTTCTTTTAATTCAGGTGGAGTTTCTAGTTGAGGCGGTTGCTCTTCAACAACTTTCTCTACAGGTTTTTCCTCCTGTGTTTCTTCTGTCACTTCTTTTACTTCAGCTTCTTGTTTTGGTTGCTCTTCAACCTTTATTTCAGCTGTTTCGACTTGCTCAGTATCTGACTGAGTTTGCTCCTCATGCTTGTCAAGGAGTTCTTGTTCTATTTGTTGAGACGACTTTTCTTCAGCCGACACTTCTCTTACTTTGATATCCATTTGATTTAATTTAATTTATTTGCAAAGTTACACAAAATTTAAACACTATCTTGGCTCAAATTCTGCAAGGTCAAACCCATCTAAGGAATCTTCGTTTGATTCAAAATTCTTAGGAGGTAAATTATTTTTACGTTGATTGATAAGTTCAGATTGTTCTGTGCTTTGTTGACTAATTCTTTCGCTTTTTGATTTTTCTTTTGCTGCCTCTCTCATTCCTAATTGTTTTTGAGTCATCCCTTGCAACTGCATACTATATTGAAATTCTTTTTCCATTAATTGAGCTTTTAATTGAGCTTCAGCCCTTTGTCTTTCAATTTCAAAAGCGATGTCAGCTTGTCTATATTTCATTTTAGCATCATTTTCTAACTGTATCTTTTGTGCCTCCATTTGAGCTTTCATTTGCTGAGACTGTAATTGTTGTTGCGAAATCATAGCTTGCTTTTGCATTTCTCTTTTCTGGTCTGATTCTTCTTTTGCTTTACGCTTTACTTTAAGTAATTGGTTTGCAAGTTTTAAATTTTTAATCTCACGTATATCGATGGCATCCTCAAGGTTGATATCACCTTTTGATAATGCCATTTGAATATTTTGTTCAAGCATAGCTTTTTGTTCCTCATCGGGAGACAGCTCAATAAACACTCCAAAGTCATATATGTATAAATCAGATATTTCTCCAAGTATACTAACATTGTATTTTCCTATTTTATTTATAAAGTCTTCTTTAAAATCAGAGTATTCTAAAATATCCGCTACCCTGTAAGTTAACGCTTCTGCTAACGTTCTATATATGTAAAGACTTCCATCTAATATATGACGAGTAGCGGTATTAGAACTTAATGATGCTAGCTTTTGAACGCCAACTAAAGCGTCAGAGTTAGCAATAGTACCATCTCTCGCTTCATTTAAGCCTGTTACAGCACGTATCATGTCTAAGTAGTGGTTGAGGTTACCTATAAGCATTTGCGCCTTAGAAGCGCCTGAATTGCTTGTAAGCTGCTGAATAGGAACTTTTCCTTGGTTGTAATCTCCTTCTTGCGTGTAACTTCTACCTATAACAGAACCTGTTTGGAAGTAAAGCCTTAATGCGTCTTCTGGGTTATATGCCGCACCTGTTCCTAAATCAACTTCGTTTAAACCATCTGCATCTATATACACACCATCTGGAACTGTTCTAGCAATAACCTGTTGTAGTTTCAAATGAGTCATCTGAATTAAATCAGCATAAGGTATCATTCTTCTAACTAAAGATTCTATAACTCCTTTATACATTCTAGGCGCTACAGCTACATAATTAGGTATTGCATGCTGAGATGAAGACTTAGGTCTTACCATATTTTTAGCAAGCTCCCACTTTAAAACTATGTTTGTTCCCATGACCATAACACCATCATACCACACGTCTATAGTCTTTTCAACTTTTTCAAAGTTATTTTCCTCCATCATATCTTCTGGCGGATTGAAAGTATCTTCTTTTTCAATCATTTTAATATTACCATTGTCATTAACTTTTTTCTTATAAACAATCTTCTTAGTGGTTTTATAATTGAAATACATTAATGTACATGTATCACGATAGAATATATCGTTCTCATAAAACTGAGCAACATTAAAATAATCATACCAGCTTTGACTATACTTTGATATTTTTTCTAAATCATCAGTGGTTAGTGTAGGGTCAATCTTAATTAGTTCAGCAATAGGAACTGTTTTAATTTCTCCCCAATAAAAACAATCTTTAAAGTGAGGGTCTTCAGTATAACTATAAACCACATTAGCAGGGTCAACATACGAAACATTCACTCCGCTTCCCTGCAGAAACTCGTGTTTTGCTACAGCCATACCCGTCACCATCATATCGTAATCTAATCGCTTACGAATATCATCATAATGATTCTCGGCAAACATTGTATCAATCGCTTCTTCTTCTGCAATCTCTATGGCTGGTTTATAATTTAAATTCATATACAATGTCAACTCTTCATCACTGGCTGGTAAATCATCAGGATTCATTGTAAAAGCATCAAATCCTGTACCTTCTTTTATTATATTTAAAACATCTTTTGCAGCCATTTGACCCTGTATCATTTTCTGATAAGAGTTTCTTTTTTCTTGAGAAATTGCATCTTGTGCATAAGCTTTTACTTTAAACAATCTGTCAGACATACCATTTACAACAATGTCTACAAATTTTGGAATTATAGGAACTGGAGTCCAATCTAAATTAAGATAAGATAAATCACCATCTACGGCTAATTCATTTTTATATTTTGCTATTGATTGTTCACCTCTGGCATACAGGCGTAATCTGTTAAAGTCCCTCCACTGACTATAGTATCTACATCCGTTAGAATCCTTACGAAACCATTCATATTGAATAGCCTGCCCTATTTGTAAACCAAACTCGTCAGTTGCCTTTTCAGCATCAGATACAAACTGACTAGGGAATCCTACAGATGAAATGTTTATGTTTACCTCTTTCATCTAATTAATTCACTTAATGTTCCTTTATTATTATATGTTGCAAAGTTAAGACTTATTTTTGATTCTTTTTTCTGCGGCAGATATACGTGTTTTTGATTTGCCATTATAGCTAAACCTGAACTAATACTTGCGTCAAACTTTGTTCTTGCACTAATATCAAACCTAGCCCAATCTTCTAACGTCCTTGTAAAATAGACACTACCCATTTCATCACCAGGTCTATGCTGTCCATCCAAATCTATACCTACGTGTTTTTCTATGTATGATTCAATAGCTGCGGCATGCGACTGTTTAACATCCTCTGACGTATTAGGTATACCCCCAAGCTCCTTTTCTGTTTTAGAAAGTTTGTTATAATGTTTGTCAGGTCTATTCATGCTAAAGCCTCTATATCCTCTGTTTTTAAAATGATATAAAAGTCTGGGTTTATTGTTCTCAACTAATATGGGCATACCATAAAACACACAAGCCATTAAAACTTCTTCAAAAAATATTTCTGCTGTTTGTGGTCGAGCTACGTATTCTAAGAAAAACTCATTGCTTGGAGCTTCATCCATATTATATTTAGTCAAACCATGCAAAGCTCCATTAGAACCTCCACCTCCTACAGTACCTGATATATCATACGAATCACAACCGAATGCTCCTATATGTTCATTAACAGGAAAATATATTCCGTGCTTCTGTATCTTTCTATTATTCAAACCTTTTTTAGGAGTCCACGATACTTTAAATCTTCCCCTAGAATCTGGAGTCCATATTACCTCTGAGTCTTTTACACCATCCTTCCAATAGAATCTACCTCTTGTTACATGATGCTCCATAATAAGAGAATCATTGTAATCTATCTGTTGGTAAATTTTAGTTAGGTTGAATAAAGAAGATTTACTTTCATCTCTAAAAGCGTGAGACTCTGTTCTTGGGAACTGTCTATAAAATTCATTTAATGCGTCAGCATCTTTCTTTAATGAATCTACTTCTGCCTCCCAGTAATCTATCGCACCATTTGTTATCCATTCACCATCTACTCCTCTGACTTTTTTTTCTGGCTTTCTAAATACAGGCATACCAAACCTATCAATAAAACCCTCCATGTTCCACTCCATTGGAATAAATAAAGAATACAATCCTGATTTAGTTTGTCCGTTAGCGTTTCTAGTAGATAGATTAGAATCCTCAAATAACTTTTTAAAATTCTCACCACCCTTGCTAAGTGCGTTTGATGTAGAACCCATCATACACTTACCTATAATTTTACTACCCAGTCTTAAACAAGTTTTAGTAACACGCCAGTTATTCTGAATATTATTTGGCTTGAGCCACTTACCAGATTCATCGTGTACAAGCAGTAATAGTTTTTCACCATCATAAGAGTTGTCATCTGTATTCTTCCAGTCAATCGTTGTATCTAATCCCGTTAACTCATCATCCATAACCTCATGCATATTCTTTTTAGTTATCTTAGATGCAGGAACTCTAAAAGCTAATTCAGTTTTAGGTTTATCCATACCATCTTGAATAGGTTTAAAAAAGAAAGGTAATCTGTTTGCTATAGGTACAACTTTATCTGTAAACATTTTCTTTGCATCCGAACCAGTTTTGGATAATATACCCACCCTTGAATCTCTTACAAGCGTTCCTGTGTTAACACACTCAGAAGACCCCATAAAAGAAAACCCTGAACGTCTTATCTTAAGATAGTCCATTCCAAAGCATCTCTTATCTGCTTTACAAGCTTCCCAGTATATAAAAAATATTCTATTTGCCTCACGGTAATCTGGGTATCCAACATCTATACTTGTCCATTGCAGATACATATAATGAGAGCCTGTAATATAAGTTGGTTTTCCATTATTGTAAAACCAAAAACCTAACTCTCTTCTATCAAACTCTGACTCTATATAATCCACCCATTTATTTTTAAATGCAGAAGGTCTGTCGTTCCATTGAAAAATAGAATTAATCCTAGATAAATCTTTAGACAATTCCTCCCTTTCCCAATACTGCTCTTCTTTTTTATCAGAACGTTTAAACAACTCGTTTGGCTCTTTAGGAAGTCCAATTGCCAAACCATTTATATTTATTATCTGACCTATCGTTCCGTTTTTTGATATTACAACTAGGTCATATTTTTCGCTATAACCATAAAGCCAAGTCTTAGCTCTGTTCTTTTTTGTTAGAACAGATTTAGGAATATAATCTTTTATTACGTGATATAATTTATTTTGACCTTCGTTCTGCAAACCCTTGTTTTGTATCTGTTTTATCCACTTGTCCTCCAGAGTTAATTACTTCTTCCTCTGAATCTATTTTGTTAAGTATTTCAAAAGCATCGAATATAGCTAGTTTTTTTGTAGCTGCTGCGTTCTTTAACCTATCCGCCGCTAGTTCATCGTCAGGGTCAGGCTTTATAATATCTTCTTTTGCAACTTTAATTAACTGCTCTACAGCTCTACGCCCTGCGTGTATAATTTCTTTTTTTAAATCTTCTGACTTCATAGTTTCATTGTAATTTGATGGTCAAACATTCTGTATAACTTTTCATCATCAACTGTAAACTCGTATTCACTATTAGGTTTAAATGATATCTTGTCACCACTCTGGACACCTTGTGAAGATAAATATTTATTTGGGTATTTCATAATACCAACTAGAGGTTCTTCTTTACCTAGCTTCATTATAAAAGATTCTTCTACAGGAACAGGTTTTACAAAACAATACCTGTCATGACATATCCACTGGTCATTATGTTTGTACATAAAGAACTGGTCATTCTCTATAAAAAACAAATCATCTTTAAAAAAACTCTTTCCACTTTTTTGTCTACCCTTCATATCATTGTAGAATTTAAATACATTATGGTGCACTAAAAGTAAATCCCCTACTTCTATCTCTCCGTCATAACCAAGCGGTGTAGCAACAACTACGCCTTGTCTGTTTGAAGCCATGTGGTTTTCCTCAGAGGTACTTGTTATAAAATCCATACCATCTATGTCTTTTGTGTTGGTATATCTTTTATCATTTAGTGGTTTAACGATAAAATAAAAAGGTGACCTCATTAAAAGTTTATATTATATTCAATAGATACTGGCATGTTCGAGTTAAACTCTTTCCAGAGAAGTATCTCTCCCTCTCTTTGTATCCAGATTTTTACACTATCACTTCTCTCTACATATTGTATTAAGTGAATAAAATACTTACCACCTAACACCTCTTGACCCACTATATAATGCATAGCATCAGACTTATAGTTTGGCCCTATTGAGATTTTACGAATATCCATTTGATTAAATTTAATTAATACAAAGATATAAATAAATTACCTGCCTTGACCCCTATATTTTTTTTGGTAATACTTAGATGATTTTAACTTTGATGTTTTGGTTTTAGCGTGCACTCCAGGTCTACGAGTTTTAGGTTTCTCGTATCGAGTGACAGACATAGCTTTTGCCATTTAATTAGATTTATTATTTAATTTTTCAAAAGTTCTCATACCTCCTAGTCCTAGCATACCGATAAGAACAGTCATAAGATGCTCCATCTGTAAAGCAGGTGGCGCTGATGCAGCTCCCATATACCATACTAACATATCTCTTATAATAAAATTATATGCAAGGGCTATACCACACACCCATCCAATAAAAGGACGCCATCCGGCTACAAAAATCGTTCTATGCTTTGCTTCCATTTCATTGATAGCAGTTTGCATTTCAATTAGTTTTTGAGGGTCAATTTCTTTTCCTTTAATAAGTTCTCTGATTTCAAGACCTAGACCATCTACGCCTGAGTCACTAAATCCTAATAATTTTTTTAATAGTTTAAGCATAAGTCCAAATTACGTTTTTTGTTTTTATAGGGTCAGCATCTACA